TGGAGTGACCTGGTAGTACAGCTTGCACTCGATGCCTGCGCGTGGTCCCTTGTTCGGCATGATTCTCTCTTTCGGTTAGGATCGGTTCTTGAAGTACGCGGTGATCACGCTGCGGAAAGCACCGTGTCGCTCCAGTGCGTCGATGTCGTACAAACTGACTTCGGACCTCGACCACACTCCCCCGTCGATCGTGGCCGTGGCCAGCGCTTCGTCGAGCTCGTGAGTCAGGTCCAACAGTTGTGCGAATCGCTCGGAGTCTTTGGCCGCTGTCTGGATGACGGCGATTTGGACTCCGAATTCAAACTCCCGGGATGAACGGGAAATCTTTGTCGAAGTGTTTTGCCTCGGTGCGACAACGATCCGTAGATCCTTCAGGTCTGCGACTTCGAACCTTGGCAAATAATCGACTTTGAACGTATCGCCATCGATCGCGGAATTGGTTTCCGGATCGACGACTGCGGCGGCTGCGAGTGCTTCGACAACGTCGGCGAGTAGTTGACGAATCGGGCTCATTGCTGCTTGGTGTGGATCCGCATTATGTTTTCGCCAGGGTCGGCAAATCGCCAGACTGGCTGGCCAGTCATCGATCGAACGATGTAGGTCTTGCCAGCGTCGGTGATTCGGTCCCCGTCTTCTGGGTCGTCATCGAAGGGCCATTCGGTCTTGGCTACTAGGTAGTCTCGACTAACGGTCCGATGGATGATCCCCTCGGTGTCTGAGGCTTCGAAGGGAGTCGATCCCCGCGTGGCCTTGATTGGTTTTTGGATCTTGCGTTTGATGTACAGGACATCAACCGCAGTGTGTTTTGTCATCGAGTCAGCGAGGTGAGCGGTCCCAGTCTCGAGCATCCCCATGGGCTATTCCTTTGGGGACTTGGGTGGCTTGGGTGGAACCAACACGAACACTTTGACTGATGTCTGGGCGGCTGCGTCTTTGAGCTTCTGAACTGCCTCATCGCCCATTGCCTTGAGGTACTCTTTGGCCCAACTGACGGAAGCTTTCCCAGGTTGCAGAGCGAGAGTGAACCCGCTCCGCGTGATTTTCGTTTTGCCGGACTTGCGAAGCTCGGCTTCGAGTTGTTCTTCTATCTGGCCTTGCCGATCCTTGATGGTCGTGAGTTCTCGCTGCATGGCGGATCGCCTTGCTTCGAGATCGGACCATTCTTTAAGATCGGCTTCTTTGATGGCCATGGTTGGTTAGACTGCGGCTCGGTTCAGGTCGATGTCCACCGTCAGTGCTCCGTCCGCACCAGCGGCAGCGGTGCGACCTAGCAGGATGTTGCCCGAATCAGCAGCGCCCGACGCCTTTGCGGTGACGAGCTGCGTTGCAGTGGCGATCTGAACTCGGGCTCCAGCAGCGAGCACGGTGCCCGATGCCTTGTCGCAAGTCACGATTCCAACGACGCGAGCGTTGCCAACCTTGCCGGACTTCACGCCGGCTAGGCCTTCGACGATCCCGGCCAGGCCGTCAGCGGTCTGGACGATGGCTCCGTTGGCAGTGTCAGCACTGGCGGTGAATCGGCGAAAGTCGGTTTCTTGCTTGAAAGTTGCCATGGTTTCTTTTGTGTGGGGAGGAAAGTGCGGTTAATGAGGACTTAGCTCTGGGAGCGACTTGCTCGTCGAGCGGGTTTGGTCGGCTTGGGTGGCGCTTCGACCACGACAGGCTGCTCGGCTGGTTGCTCCGATGGCTGCTCGTCTTGTGGTTCGTCCGATTCATCGGATTCGTCTTGGTCCGGATCTTCGCTAGGAGGATCAGACTCGACAGGCTCTTGGGATGCCTTGGAAGGCTTGGACGATTTAACCTCTACGCCCCAGCCTCGCTGGATGATCGACTCGGCACTGATGGCCGTGCCGTTGGTTTCGATCTCGCCTTCGAGCGTCTTGCCGTCAAAAACTACAGGCTGGAAAAGTTTGATTCGCATTGGTTTGGTCGAGAGTTGAGGGAGGTAAACAACGGCAGAGCCGAAACTCTGCCGAAAGGAATCGATGACTAGCCCATGGTCGGGCCACTAAGACTAGGCCGCGAAGCGTTGCATCGCTCGGAAGTCGAGCGCGTTGACTCCGATGTAGTGCTTCACATCGATGACCACACCGAACTCACCGCCGGTCAGGGTCTCGGTTCGGACCACAGGAACTCGGCCAGCACCTTGGAGGTAGTTGACTTCGATCGTGCGTCCGTCTTTGGAGATGCCGTAGTACGTGGTGTCCGAACCGGCGATCGCTTGCTCGGTGACTGGGTGAACCAATCCATTCGAGAACCGAGCGTCGGTCACAGGGGTGATGCCGTACTTCTTGATCGGGTTGAGCTCACCGGACCCGCTGTCGTTCGACAGGTTGGCCGAGTAGCAAAGTTGGATCGCCAAGTCCATCAGATCAGGAGGCACAACCAAGTGCGTCATCTTGAGGTTGAGCGTAGCGTCGCCGTCTTTGACCTTGAGCAAACGTGCGATCATTTCACTCAGGGTCGCACGAGCCAAGGCCTTACCCGTCGCGGCGTTCCCGTCTGTGCTGTTGAACAAAGCGCGAGCGGTCTGCGTGAGGGTCGGGTTGCTCATGAGCAAGGCGGCGACGAGGTCAGGACGCAAGCGTCCAGCAGCGCGGCCGAAATCTTGCGGCGTGTCTTTGAGCTTCTGGAAGTTGTCGCCGAACATGTCCGCTTCGTCGATCTTCAATTGCTCGCTAAATCGGCCGACTTGAGCCTTCTCAGTCAACACTCGGCGGTTGCCATGGCTGGCTTTCCCACCGACTGGGTGGTGCTTCAAATTCGGAGCGGCTTGCATCCGGTTGTTGTTGTGCTCCTCAAGGTCAGGACGCTCGCTTTCGCTGCAAATCCCTTGCGAGAAGTCATCGACTTCGGCGTAGCTTTCGAGCATTTTCGCACCGAGGGTCGCACCGAACAGAACCGCGACAGTCCCGGAGGAAAAGGACGCTTGGACCATGTCGATCCGGTTGGACGGGACATCGATCCCGCGAGCTTGGAGACCGAGCTTACAGGTCTCCACGAGAGTCAAGTCTCGGTACTGATGGGCAAGGTCGCTGGTGCGTGCGCGAACTGGGTCGTTTGCACCGGCTTGCAGCCATCCAGGAAGCTTGGCTCGGACATCGCGATTCTCAAAACTGGACGAATCAAGCCGCATTCCAGCACGCAACATGACTCCACCCTGGATTGCTCCGAGGTCGATCGACGTCTGGCTAGCTCGCGAGTGGATCGCGGGGCCTCGTGGGCGAGAATCCCGGGAGGCTTCGAGGTCTTGATGGCGTCGAGCAAGCAGCTCGGTCTGATCGCCGGTGAGGCCGTTCTCGATGGCGTGTGCAGCCAGGTCGACATTCTTGCCACCGACCATGACGGTCGGATTGCCGAACTTGGCACAGAGCGTGGTGACTTCGCCGACTCGCTTGGTCTCAGCGGCCATCTGCGATCGGTAGGCGGCCAAATCCAAGGTGCTACCAGCGGTCAGATCGGGCGAAGCGGAAGAAGCAGCAGCGGTCGCAGGCTTGGCCATGTGTGGCTCCATTGGTTTGTTGGGGTCGGCGGCAGAAGCGTCAGGAGGTTGCGAACCCGCACCAGCGTCCGTGCTGGCAGGGTCCGCAGAGGAATCGAGGCTCTCGGCGTAGGAGACTTTCAGAGCGTTGACGGCCTCGGGAGTAAGAGTCGCAGGATCGAGTCCGAGGGTCTGGCAATAGTCTTCGAAGGTTGGCATGTTTGATGTGGCCGAAGCGGCAATAGAGACAGAGGATTCTGGGTCGCCTGGAATCGTTACCAAGGAGACCTCTTTAAGCTGCGATCGCTTGACGACGAGGACAGGACCATCGAAAGTGCGTCCATTGCACTGGAGGGTCTGACCCTGCGGAATCGTGGAGTAAGTGAGGATCTTCACGCCGACCGATGGTCGCCAAGGAAATCCGTTTCTCGCTCCCGATACAATCTCCTGCTGATCGATCGAGGGGACCGAGAACACTCCGGTGACAGAGAGCTTGGTACCATCGTTGGCCACAGCAGTCAGATGGCCGACAGGCCTGGATTCGTCGTGGTCTCGATGCACTGGTCCGACCGGTGCGTCGAGGCCTGCTAGGTCAATCACCACCGGACCATTCCACTGGATTGCAAGCTTGGGATGCATCACACCCCCGGTATAGGCGATCCCACTAAAACTGGGCAGCGCGTCGGGGGTGTTGGGATCTGCGGCTTGCAAGGCGATGGAGTCGCCACTGGTGCGCAGTTCCAAGTTGCTCTTGGACGATGCGACAATGACACTGGGGTCTCGTCGCTTGCGTTTCGTGGTTGCCCGGATCGATTTGCTCATGGGGACGAGACTACCACTCGACCCCAAAAAACCGTCCAACAAGAGTTACAAATCAGCCTTCGCCCAGTCCGAGTCCGGAATGATCGC